CGCAACCTGCCGGAGTTCGGTCGCAACCTGCGGTTCAACGAAATGGCGCAAGTCGCCGAATGGCAGGGCAAGGAAGTCGAGGAGCACGATGTCGTTGATATGCGACTCGTGCTGGAACGCGAGGATTTGCCTTTCAACATCGCCGATGTCCGGCCAGCCGTCGATCGCGTGTCGCGCGACAGTTCATATAGCCCTGTTGTCGAGTATCTCGACGGCTTGGTCTGGGACGGTAAAGCACGTCTTGACCGGTGGATGACAGGACTTCTCGGCGCCGCCGACACCGAGTTCGTCCGTCTCGTCTCGGCCAAGACGCTGATCGCAGCCGTGGCGCGAGCCTATCGCCCTGGCTGCAAGGTCGATACTGTTCTGGTGCTTGAGGGCGAGCAAGGCATCGCCAAGTCGACTGCGATCAAGACGCTGTTCGGCAAGGAGTGGACGGTCGACTCCGTCAGCCTGTTCGAGAAGCACAGCGACATGGTGTCCGTCACGATGGGTGCCTGGGTTGTCGAGCTCGCCGAGTTTGTCGCCATCGTCAACTCCGATAATAACACCGTGAAGGGACTGCTGTCGGTCGAGGACGACAAGGTCCGCCTCAGCTATGCGGCGCGCGCCACACGCCATCCCCGGCGCTTCGTGTTCTTTGCCACGATCAATCCCGGCGACGGCGGTTATCTCACGGATGGGACCGGCAACCGCCGCTACTGGCCCGTCGCCGTGCGCGAAGCGAAGATCGACTTGATTGCCGAGTATCGACCGCAACTGTGGGCCGAGGCGGTCCATCGTTTCAGGCAGGGCGAGCGTTGGTGGCTGACGCCGGAAGAGGATGCGCTCGCCAAGGTCGTGCAGAATGCCCGAGAGGAGCGTGACGTCTGGACGGACCCTCTGGAGGAAAAGCTCGGTTCGTTGCGCGAGGTGACTGCGAACGCCGCGCTCCAGCTCCTCGGGCTTCCGATTGAGCGACGGGACAAGAAGGCGGAGATGCGCGTCGGCAAGGCGTTGAAAGCGCTTGGCTTCGTGAAGACCACGGCCCGCGACGCCGACGATGGAAGGCCCCGTAAAGTCTGGCGGAGACAATCGACATGAGATGGCGAGCGCCGAAACGGCTTCCGATTCCTTACAACAGCGCCGTTACCACCTTCTCCCCAGCAGGTGGGAACGAGGTGGTAACGTTACCACCTCAAGGCGGTAACAAGTGTGTTACTTCAGTAATACACGACTCGACTGAGGTGGTGGCGAACCACCTTGTAACCACTGTTTTTGGCAGGTGGGAACGAGGTGGTAACAGGCAGAAAACCGCCATTTCTACCTCTCTGTTACCACCTCTAGAAAGAATAGAGGGTAAAGTAATGGGAGAGGTGTTTCGTCTGCCCGTACGCGTACGCGCGCGAGGTGGTGACGGTCGGGATATGGCGGCATGACCCACCCCAACCCCACGACGGCGCGAGGAGCTAGGTGATGCGGGGACAGCCGTACCGGACGATGAACCGCGAGCGAGCGGTGGTGTATCTGCGGGAGTGTCTGCGCAACCAGCGGCCTGCAATCATCAACGAGGCGGTGCGGCGAGGAATCGGGGCGGATCGCAAATCGGCCCGGCGAGTGCTACGGTGGGCAATGGATCGAGTGGATGTGAGAGCGTGACGCCTAAGAAAGAGATACGAGAATGGTTTGATCTTGGCGTGGCAGATGGAAAATCATTCATGATCGTAATGTGTGATACCTACGACTGGGACGACTATCCAAAATACTATTCCAATGAGACAGATGCCCGGCGAGACGCTAAATACCCCGGAGAAATGCAAAAGGTAATGGAAATATATGATCTTGCGGGCGAGCGTGACACGCAGCTTTCAAAGGGGCGAGCTTTTGCGTTCGTGATTTGAATTTGCCCCGTGTTTGAGGGCTTGAGTAGCTGCTAGATGGTTCGGCGTCATGGCTCGCCCCAAATCCATAAAAGCTGATATTGCCGCGCAGATATGCGGCCGGCTTGCTGGTGGCGAGAGCTTGCGGTCCATCTGTTCCGACGAAGGAATGCCCGACAAATCGACTGTGTTTAGAGCGCTGGCTGACGATACCGCATTCCGCGACCAGTACGCGCGGGCGCGAGAAGCGCAGGCCGATGCGATTTTCGACGAAATCTTGGACATCGCGGACGATGGCTCGAACGACTGGATGGAACGCCACGATGATCAGGGCGGCAACATCGGGTGGAAGGAGAATGGTGAGGCAATCGGCCGCAGTCGTCTCCGGATCGACGCGCGTAAGTGGATGGCTGGAAAGCTACGGCCTAAGGTCTACGGCGAGAAGCTAGACCTAAATCATGAGGCTGGTGACAGCCTAACCGCTTTCTTGGATCGGATCGATGGCCGCAGTCGCCCTCTCGTCTGATCAGTGGGAAGATCCTCGGTGGAGACTTGGCAACCTCTACACGATCAAGGACAAGGCCGGACGGGCCGTGCGCTTTCAGCCCAATTGGGCACAGCAGCAGTTCTTTGACGATCTGTGGTATCTCAATCTGAACTTGAAGGCGCGCCAGCTTGGGTTCACGACTTTCATCCAGTTGCTCATGCTGGATAGCTGCCTGTTCACCAGCAACACTAACGCGGGCGTCATCGCTCATACGCGCGAGGATGCTGAGGCGTTTTTTAGCGACAAGATCAAGTTTGCCTATGATCATCTAGACGATGGTCTGCGTAGTTGGCGGCCAGCGCTTCAGGATAGCGCCCGATCACTCGCCTTCAACAACAGCAGCAAAATCCGTGTTGGCACGTCGCTGCGCTCTGGCACATTCCAATATTTGCACGTCTCCGAGTTCGGGAAAATCTGCGCCAAGTCGCCTGAGAAGGCCAAAGAGATCGTAACGGGCGCGTTTAATACGGTGGACGCAGGACAGTTCATTTTCGTGGAAAGCACTGCCGAGGGCAACAGCGGCGCCTTCTTCGAAATGTGTGAGGCGGCGCAGAAGGCGGACCAGGCCGGCAAGCCGCTGACCAAGCTGGATTTCAAGTTCCATTTCTTCGCGTGGTGGATGAATCCGGACTATGCGCTGGATGATGCCGATACGGCTATCACGCTGATTACCAAGGAACATGCCGAGTATTTCGACGGGATCGAGCAGGAAATCGGGCGCAAGCTGAGCACCAATCAGCGAGCTTGGTATGTCAAGAAGGAACAGACGCAGCAGGACGGCATGAAACGAGAGTACCCGTCTACGCCGAAGGAAGCGTTTGAGGCGGCGATTGAGGGTGCGTATTTCGTCACGGAGATGGCGAAGATGCGAGCGCAAGGCCGCATTTGCCGCATCCCTATCCTGAATCAGCCGGTTTATACCTATTGGGATTTGGGCGTCGGCGACGCGATGTCGATCACCTTCACGCAGGAGGTTGGCGCTGAAAAGCGTGTCGTCGATTATTATGAGAACAGCGGCGAGGGTTTCGAGCATTACGCCAAGGTTTTGAACGACAAGGGCTATATCTACGGCCGGCATCGCTTCCCGCATGACGGAGACACGCGTTCGCTGGGCAAGGTCGCCAAGACCAAGAAGCAGCACGCTGAAGAGGCCGGGATTAAGCCGATCGACATCGTGCCGCGCATCCCCACGGAATCGGCTGGCATTGCCGCATCGCGCGCATATCTTCCGCAAGTGTGGATCGACGAAGAGCGTTGTTCCCGCTTGATCCAATGTCTCGATAACTACCGGCGGGAATGGGACGATCATCTTGGCGTATGGAAGGACAGGGCTCGCCACGATGAGTTTAGTCACGGATACAAGTCGTTCGAGACGGCTGCGGTGTACAAGAAGCCACCGACGCCAGCCGCAACCACAACGCCCATCCCCAGCATGAAAACTCCATTCGTCCGGAGGCGTGTCTGATGGCTACCGCACCCCTTCCTGAGTCCGACGTCGAGGACGCTGCCGCCAGTCGCGAGAGCAGCAGACTGCGCGAGGTTCACGATCGCGCCATGCTGCGGTTTGATGCCATCGCCATGCCGCAGCGTGAGATGCGCGCGGAGATGCTGGCGGATCGTCGGTTCACTACGATTACCGGCGCGATGTGGGAAGGTTCGTTCGTCGATACCGATGATCTGCTGCCGCGCCCCGAGATCGACAAGATCACGAAGCCGATGGAGAAGATTGAGGAGGATTGGCGCGAGAACCGTCTTGACGTCACCTTCCTGCCGGCGGAGGGCGCGGACCAGGATACCGCCGACACGCTCAACGATGCTTTTCGTGCTGATGCGCATGTCAGCAAGGCGTCGTTGGCTTGGGCGAACGGCCTGTCCGAGGCGATCAAGGGCGGTATGGGTGCGTGGCGGCTCACGACCGATTTCGCTGATCCATATGATCCCGACAACGATCATCAGCGCAT